CCTACAAAGTATATTCTTATGATCCTAACCTAGTTGCTAAGACTACTACAAAAGAAACAACGACAGGTGCGAAGAATCTTCTAGGATACATTGGAGGGTTCATTGAAACAATGTTTGGTGGTTATCTAAGTTCTTCACCAGATGCTAAGAATACTCAAAAACAATTTACTAGTGATGTTGAACATACAGGAGGTGGAGATGCTAAGAACAAGAGCCAGATGTCCAGAGATAACGCCTTTAATGCTGAGATTGATGGAACACGGGAGGCTATTATGGTTTCTGCAGGACACACACCGAACGCTGGATCAGGTAATCTTGGGAAGATTGGACATTCATCTAGCAAGGTCAAGATGGATAGCAACCGTTTAGTGGAAGATGATATTGCGCCGCGTGAGAGGGGTAATGTTGGTAAGATATACCAGTCATCTTCAAGACATATGGATCACTGTGAGATTACACACGAAAAACAATCAGGTGATATGAATGCGTTTAAGGATCGTTTAGATCCAGTGAATATTTCTAGCAGGACAAGTAATCCATTTGCGATAAACATAAACTGATCATGAACATAAAAACAAACAACTCTAATTTTTCTATTAGATTGAGTTCAAAGGAGAAATAGAAATAGAATTAAATCGTTTTCTATTAGGCTCACTGTGAGTCGTGATCTCTATATCGTTTTCTATATTTCTTTCCATATTTCTTTCATTTTGAATATGAAACATTTCTTCTAAATCTTGTATAGGTGGCGTAGTATTATTGCTATCATTTTCACTATTTCTTTTATGCGGAGAGATTACAGTTACAGGCATATTGTAATCTTCTTTATATTTGTTGCTTACAGATTTTTTGATATACCCAGGAAAACTATCCGTATTATCAACAATAATATCATATCGAGCTATTATGTTCTGGACGGAAATAGTATCAACTACATCCCCAATAGACAACATCTCTATCTCGTGAGCAAGTTTATTAAAGGTCTGGGTTTTTAGTTTAAATTCACTCGCTCTCTCTCCTATTTTTAACTGGCTATTGAAAGATACAATTAAAACATTTATTGAATTGAGGAATATACCGAGTATTCTAAAATTTTCGTTCATATGTTTGTCTTCAAAGTGATATGAATTAGATACTGCTAAAAGTGTAGATGTCAATATAAGGATAACAATAAAAAGTGTATTGACTGTATTGTAAAATGATTCACTCTTTTTACAGAGGATAGTCATAATGAAGACACGATCTTTGTAGATCCTAAGTAATTTACGCTGTTTTTTAATTTCTCTCATTGATAACGATAATGTGCTAGATGGTCTTTTGAAATTGTTGCTAGTTGTTCTATCAATACATATCTCATTCATTAATTGTATATATATTTGTAATACAAGAAGAAAAAAAGACGTATATTCTAATATAGATAGAATTAATATGCCTACATCCGCATTAATACAACTTGTATCTGTTGGACAAACAGATGCCTTTTTCTCTACTAATCCCGAAATATCACACTTTAAATATGTTTATAGGAGGCACACGCGTTTTTCTATGGAATCGCTTAAGATCCAGTTTGAGGGATCTCCACCATCTTTAAAGTCTGGTGAAACTTCTCTTTCACGTATTAAGGTACCACGACATGGTGATCTTCTATCAACAGTTAATCTTGTTATGAAGATGCCGAACGTTTATTCTAATGGTAATTTACGTTTTAGGTGGATAGAAAACTTTGCTACTATCTTTATCCGTAGAGCAGACGTTTTTATAGGTTCATATGGAAGACCCATTGACACAATATATGGGGACTGGATGTTGATCTGGAATGAATTAACAATGTCGTCTGGTAGGAAGGAAGGATATAATCGTATGACAGGGAATGTCCCATCGATGACCAATCCACGTATAACAAAACCGACAGTAATATTAGGTAAAAATGGTACATATCAATACTCCTATTATCCATCTTCTATTATGCCTAACGCGAGCTCATTGATAACCAGTTTAGAAGTACCACAACTACCGTCTATATCTTCTAAGGAAATTGCAGTTCCTCTACAATTCTACTTTTCAAGAGATACCACAGCTAGTATCCCGTTGTGTGCTTTACAAACAAGTGAATTGATTATTGTTATAGAGAGTGAAGACGCAGAAAAGTTATATCAGGTGTATGATAACGAATATGGATATATTAGTCCAACGTATTACAATAAATTAAGAGGGACTAACATTAAGATCACTGACTTTATAGACACTAATGATCTATCTTCCTATATGGAATGTAAATATGTGTATCTAGATGAAGATGAGCGTAGAATGATCACAACTAATCAGATGAATAACCAGTTTATTGTTCCAACAATATACCGAAAGGATTTCAATGTGATAGATAATGTTGTATCTGTGGATCTTGATCTCAGCACGCCTGTTAGAGAGCTTATATGGGTAATGGCTAGGGCTGATAGAGATGATAGAAATGCTTATACCAATTATACTGCTAGCCTCTTAGGTGAGAGAGATTTAGAAATTCTTAAATCAGCCAAAATTCTCTGGAATAAATCGAATGAAAGGGTTGAGGAGAAGAATGGGGTATATTTCAACAAGATACAACCTTACGAACATCATACAACTGTCCCAAAAGAGGGTATATATGCGTATTCCTTCGCTGTGAAACCTGAGAGATGGCAACCAAGTGGCTATTACAATCCATCTAGTACTTATGGAATAAATACATCCTTGAAGATATCTGTTAATAAGTATGAAGATATCAAAGAATATACAGGTGTTGTCTTTGCATTGATCTACAATGTGTTAGAGATTATTGGAGGAGATGCTGGATTAAAGTTTGCTTAAACTTTGATCACGTGAAAAATATATAAGATAGTTGTAAGAATGGATCTTATATCGCTGATTATCTATATTATCTTGATATATATTGTATATATTCTTGTTTCAACAATTTCATCATTAAGGGAAGAAATCCGCGAAATGAGACTGAAATGTATTAAAGGCGTGTATAAGAATAAACCGGATGTGTTGGAGAAATCTACAGATGATCCTAAAAAGATACTTGGTGATACCTTAAACAGTTTCATAAAGTATATAAGAAATTAGACTACTATATGATAGTACACGAGTAGGGTTCTGTTGGTATTTATTTGTTTATCATATACACAATGCCACGCAAAAAGAAATCAATGGTGGAGACACCACCACCATCACCACTACCACCACCACCACAAGAACAAATACAACAAGAAGTCTCACATCAACAACAAATACAACAAGATCAACAAAGTAATGATGCGGAAATATCAAATGATATTCTACAATTGCATTTAAGTGATGACTTTATAAAAAGTGTGATAGATGAAGATAATACACAAGACAGCACATTTCCATCTCCATATGAACGTGTCAATAATTTTGAAACTACAATTGAGACAGATTGTAATCCACAATTAGAAATAAATAACCTTGTTGAAAACACTAGATCAGTATGTTTTTGGTGTTGCCATAGTGTAGTTAATTTTTGTGGTCATATGCCACTCAATTATAATTATGCTACTGGAAATTTTAAAGTTTATGGTGTTTTTTGCTCATTTCCTTGTATGTCAGCATACAATTTTTCTGTGAATAGCAAGAGTGATAAGCTATGGCAAATTAATACACTTATCAATATGTTAGCAAACCGTTATGGTTATAATGAGAATATTAGACCAGCACCTTCAAGATATTTATTAAAAATGTTTGGAGGAACTATGGATATTGAGGAGTTTCGTAATTGTCACAAAAACTATGAAAGATCACATATAATGAATATACCTCCAATGATATGTATTAGTGGTACGCCCGAGGTTATTAATACAAGCTATGTGAATAAAGTGGCAAAAAAATGATAATATATATAAGAAATGGATACCTATAAAAACACTATATGAGTGAAAACTCTGTTATGGACAACCAAGTCTCATCTATTATTTATAATGATATTTCTGACAGATTGAAAAACCTATCTATTCAAAGTGATCGAGATGATAAAGATAATATAACATTCTCTCCTTATAAAATATCAACTATAACCTGTAATACGAATATAATCGACATCACTGAAAATACAAATTGTAAAATAAATCTTGAATCATTATTTAAGACTATTGAGATAAGTGATAGTGATGAAAAAGACTGTTTCGTATGGGTTCAATATTATCACAATAAAATCAAATATTCCAGGGGGGTATTTCCCCAGAAGAAAAGGCGTTCTACTTCAATGTCTAAGACCAAAAAGAGGAAGTTTGATAATCAAGTATCTTTCATTTTTAAGATGACGGATGGATATTACCCAAATATGAAAGTTTTTCAAAATGGCAATATCCAGATGACAGGTGCTAGATCTATTGAAGACACTACACCTGTTATTAAAAAGATGATATATGAGATTAATAAAAATAGCAATACTCTTTTGATCAATGAAGTTCAAGACAGAAACTTTATTGTACGGATGATCAACACTGATTTCACATTGTATAAGAACAATGAAAGATGCTCTATTAAAAGAAGAAAGATACATTCATTATTAATCAATAATGATGATATAATCGCATGGTTTGATCCTTGTAAATACCATGGTGTAAAGATTGATTACTGGTGGTATAAAAGTGATCCAGAAAATAGAGGTAGGTATAAACCTAACTTAGCTCATCCTGTAAAAGGTGTTAATGGCGATATTAAACGGATTGCTATTCTTGTTTTTGAGAGTGGTAAAATCATCATCACAGGTGCAATATCTATGGAACAATTAGATGAAGTTTATTCATATATCTGTGGATTTATTAAAGAGAATGCTGATGAGATTATATCAAAACTCAAAAAAAGCAGTTCTTAGACTGTGAATTATTACCTAGGCGTGTATAACCTGGAACTGCTGATTTATCAAAGAAATATGCTGAATATACATCAGCATCTGGTTGAATATTTTTCGGGAATACCTGAGTATTTGTATCAACGGATGAATATAAACCTTTACCTATATGATCATATGGTATTCTAGCTCCTATCTTATCTGTGAAGTCAATATTGTTAGATTTTAACAATTCTGTCTGATCACTATCCTCCCTGTGTATGTAGCTATAAGATAATTTCATTTCTTTTACACTATATAATAGAAAAAATGGATACAACTTTTACCTCTAATGATATCTTAGATATAGTGAAAGATATTCAATCTAATATTACTCTTATTAAGGATCCTGTGAAATTGCGTGAATTGATGAAAGAAAAATATCCTGTTTTTGCTGAAAAATATATTTCACTCTTTGAGATGTCCTTAAAACCTAACATAGATATGAATAGTCTTAGATATATGTTAAAGAGTAGAGACAAGATTATACAAGGTCGGGAAACAGTGGAAGAGATGTCTAAGGAAATTGGGTGGAAGTTTTGGAACAAATATCAAAGTGATAAAAAGTAATATTTTATTTTTTGGTTTCTAGATTAAACCACTAGAACTATAACTAGAACTATAACTAGAACATATGATATAAGAAATCTCTTCACACTCTATATCAAATCAATGGATAAGTTCTATCTATTTTTAGAGTATTATAATAGTGACAATCCAGATCGACAAAAAGAACTTATTGAATGTTTAGAAAACAATGTAGCTTCTGGGTTATTTCATAAGATATATTGTTTTACTCAGGTATTAGAAAGTGATAGACCAAATATAGATATCATTGAATGGATCTATACCAAAAACAGACAGACTATATATGATGTTATAAAGTATATAAATGGTGTGAATAGTTTGAATGGTGTGAATAGTGTGAATAGTGTGAATGGTGAAAATAACAATTACTTTGTGATCTCTAATGCTGACATCTGGTTTAATGATACATTATTACAAACACCCCATATGTTTGAAAAACTTAGCACACCTTCTAGGCCGCTATGTATGGCTATTACCAGACACAACGTGATCAATAAACAAACAAAAGAGTATATCTTACATGATCCTGTTCGTGAATCACAAGATTGCTGGGTATTTAGAGATAGTATTATAGATATGCCTGATACTGATTTCTATTTTGGATTACCTGGGTGTGATAACAGAATGGTTGCAATTCTTAGAAGCGCATCTTACAATGTAATCAATCCTTGTAAAACAATTCAACTGATCCATAATCATTTAACCGATTATAGGATATATTCAAATAAGGATCGAGTAAAAGGTGCTTATGCTTTTGTGGAAGCATATAAGGGATGAAGCATATATTATATGCAGTGTAAGTATGCAAATCTATATAGAATGTATTTATGAAAAACCTGTGAAGAAGGTTTTACAATTCTTTTTAAAAGGTGTAGAATATGGTATATCATCTTCTATAGATATTGCTGATGTGATCATCATCGGTATAGACAACAAAGGTAGTATAAAGAATGATGTATTAAAGAATAAAAAGATCATTTATTGGAGCGGAGAAAGTTTTCCTTGTAAGGAGATTGATTCAAATCAATTCTATATCTATTCTTTCTATAACGATGGGACATATGATCCTAAAAGATATATATGGTATCCTTATGTTATGGATAGTCCTTACTGGAATACCGTATCTTTAAAGAAATCATCCCGCCCTTATAAATTGTGCTATTGTTCTTGTAGAGAAAGGAAAGAACGTGAAGATATATTTAAAACATTCTACAATGTTGCTGATAATATCGGGTTTTCTGGTAAAATTCATTCATTAGGTATATGTAATGGAGGTATTCCTGCTTCACATCGTAAGATATCATCTGTGTTAAGAGCATCGTGGGATAGTTTTTCACTTGTTGAAGCGTATAGTGAGTATGACTTTGTATTGGCTGTTGAAAACACACATCGCAAGGGCTACATTACTGAAAAGATGATGAATGTTTATGCTTCTGGTGCTATACCCGTATTTTGGGGTGATAGTGAATCATTAGAAGGTATTTTTAACAAGAATAGCTATATAGATGTGAGTGATTTCAATAGTTTTGAAGAGTGTGCGAAATATGTTCTTTCTCTATCTCAAGAAAAGATTGAAGAAATGCGAACAGTTGTTATATATAACAAGAACGCAACAGTAGGAACATCACAATATTTCTTAGATGGTTCCACAAAACTAAAAAGTTATTTGTTGGAACCACAGAGTAATATAGATGCATCTCCTGACACATCCCCTGATCCATCTTCTGATCCATCTATATGGATTGATCATATCATCTATATCAATCTAGAACACCGTAAAGACAGGAAGGAACATATTACGAAAGAGATCAAAAAACTTGATCCCCATTTGAAAAAAACAACTAGGTTCAACGCAATATATTATGATCAATGTAAAATAAAGAATGTTTCGGGGGCAGTAGGAGCTACTTACTCACACCTAGAATGTTTAAAATTAGCATATGAGAAAGGATATGAAAACACACTTATATTAGAAGATGATTTTGAATTTATAGGTGATATTAGTGAATTGACAAAGAGATTAATCCATTTTCATAAGTCACATTTATTCAAAGAGTATAAAATGATCCTTTTAGGAACAAACAGTAGATATGTTGCTGATATCAATGATCCATATATAAGTATCCCTATACAATCACAGACTGCCTCTGGATATATTATCAATCGTAGGTTTTTATTAGATTTGATCTCTACGTTTAAACACAGTTTAAAAATGTTGATAGAAACGGAGGATCGTGAAAGGTATGCGTTGGATATGGAGGGATGGAAAAGTTATCAATACCCTGTTGATAAACAACCGAGGGTATTCACTTTTAATAATTCAACATATCGAGCTGGAAAACAAATAGCAAGTTATAGTGATATTGAGAGAGAGAATGTATATTATGGGGGTGTTTGAAGAGTATGCGATGAGTGTTTGAAGAGTATGCGATGAGTGTTTGAAG